GATGCGATTAGCTATGGAACAAGAGAAGGAGCGGCTCAGCGTTTTTCATAAATACGAGGACGGTCAAGTGGATCAACCGTTTCTAACACCAGATACAGTTAAGGATTAATATGGATACCAAGAAAAATATGAAATCATGTACTGGATGTAATGAGTATAAAGAGTATACTAGTGAGTTCTTCCATAATATAGGTGGCGGTAAGCTCCGTGCTAGGTGTAAGGTCTGTTACAATAAATGGAGAAGGGAATACAAGAGGCGATATGGCGTGTTGTCTAAAGAAGAATCAGCTAAGCGTAGAAAGGAAGCAAATAAGAAAAAAAAGAATGCCTTTATAAAAGAGTGCGATACAAACGGGCAACTATGCAAGACGTGCGCGGAGAAAAAGCCTGTGGGAGATTTCTGGCCGTCACATCAGTACCGACCAAGTGCAGTGTGTAAAAAGTGTTCTAATAAAAGTAAAAAAGAACTTTATGCATCATCCGCCAGCAAAAAGCAATATCATAGAGATTACTACCAAAAGAATAAAGAGCGCCGAAAAAAGTGGCAGAGAAAGTATAGGGGCGAGAACTGGGACAAAATAAAGGAATATAGAGCTAAGCCTCATCAAATAGTGAGGAAGGCGCAGTCAAAAAGACTGACTAAGCTGCTAAAGAGGAAGGGTATCGCAAAAAAGAACAGCATTTTGAAATATATAGGCTGCACCAAGGGGCAATTGGTGGCACATATAGAAAAACAGTTCAAACCGGGCATGAATTGGGAAAATTATGGCTATTATGGGTGGCATATAGATCATATAAGACCGTGCGCATCATTTGACTTAACAAAAGAAGAAGATCTAAAACGATGTTTTCACTATACTAACTTACAGCCGCTATGGGCTGAAGAAAATTTAAGAAAAGGAGCTAAGTGGGAAGGATGAAAGCAATTATATTTGGCGTAACAGGACAGGACGGAAGCCATCTGGCGGATCTACTGTTAGAAAAAGAATATCAAGTTGTTGGCGTAGCTAGAAGAAGCAGCGTTGACACCACTGAGAGAATTAAGCATCTA